CTTCCGTTCGGCAACCGATGCAGCAGCATGGCGTACCCCAGCGAACTATGTAAATCCTGAAGGCATTTACAACGGTGAAATCGGAATGTTTGAAGGCGTTCGCTTCATGGAGTCCTCACGCGCTCCATTGTTTGCTAACGCATCCAACAACAGCGGTTCTGCTGGAACCATCGACGTGTACGGCACATTGATCATGGGTCGCCAGGCTCTCGCTAAGGGTGTTTCCCTTGGTGGCGAGTACGGCGCACAGCCAACGATCGTGTACGGCACAGTGACCGACCTCCTCAAGCGTTTCCGCCCTGTGGGTTGGAAGCACTTCGTGGGTTACGGTGTGTTCCGTCAGGAAGCCCTCCGTCGTATCGAGTCGGCTTCGTCCATCGGCACCAACGCCTAATAATTTCCGACAAGGAATTAGCAGAAACCCCCTGCCTTCGGGCGGGGGGTTTTTGTTTTGTGTTACTATAAATTCACCCACCCGATTTGGAGGAATACATATGGCCGCTAAGAAGGCTCCCGCAAAAAAAGCAGCACCTGCTAAGGCTACTGGTCGCAAGCCAGCCGACTTCATGGGTGCAAAAATTGGCACCAGTGCAGCCGCTAAGCGCATGGCTGACGAAGGAATGACAGCAAAGTCAAAGGCTGTCAAGGCCGCACAGCGCCGTGGCGCAAGTGGTGTCGCCACCGCAGCAGCAGGAAGCAATGCTTATTACGCAACAGTCAAGAAGGCAAAGGGTTACAAAGTAAGTGACACCGATGCTTCGTATGCAGCAAGAAACAAGAAGAAGAAGTAATTAGTTTTTAACTGATCCTTTCAAGCAAAGCCTCTCGTCTTCGGACGGGGGGTTTTTGTTTGTGTTAGGGTAAATGCACTTACTCGATTTGGAGGAATGATTATGGCCGCTAAGAAGGCTCCCGCAAAGAAGATGGTTGCACCTAAGAAGACAGGGAAGACTGCTGATTCCAGCAAGTTGACTCTATCGCAAAAGAAGAATCTTGCAGCAAGCGCAAAGATGCGTACTGACGCTGCTGGTCGTTCGGGAATGGGCGAGACAGCAACATCAAATATAAGGTTTAAGGGTGGTAATGCGATGTCTTCGGCAAACAAAACAGCCCTTGCTGCAGCCGACAAAGCATCCAAGTCTGGTGGTAGTCCAACAACTGCGTTTGTAAAAAGTTTGCGCGCTGCAGGGAAAGCTGCAGAACAAGCAGCAGCCATGAGAAAGAAAAAGAAGTAGTAACTCTTTTAAGCAAAGCCCCTCGCTTCGGTGAGGGGCTTTTGCTATTCTCAACACATGGCAACATTCAGTCCCCCAACAGACAACCTTGTGGCATGGGCCGACCGGTATGAAACAGGGATCTTTGCGGCGTTACGCCCAGGGCGACGTGGACGCAATGTGTTCAAAAAGACAGACGGATCATTCACTGAGAACCAGCCGTTTGACCCAGCCGAGATTGCTATCACCTACCACGGTGGTCATGTCCACCCGTTGACCGCGCAGGAAGAAGCAGACCTTAGGGACGCTGGCTATGGAGATTACATAACGCCATGAAACACAGAGAGACACATCCAAACTTGGATGTTGAGGGGTGCTTTGGATGTCGAGTTGCCGGTGTCAGTTTTGGTGCCAACGAATCAACGACCCGTGGGGCGCAAGTGAAGGCGATTAACCAGCGGGAAAAAGGTTGGAATCGTGATATGCCTGCGTATAAGCGTTTGCGTGATCAGGGTTTGCAACCACGCCAGATTGACGGGGCTGCTTTGTTGGAATCTTCTGCTACAGAGAAATGGCAGATTGAAGGCACAACTGTTGCTGAGGCTAAGCCGGTCAGTTCAGAGTCGTGAACTACCAGTCTTGGCGGGGGTGTGAAGACCCGAAGTTTGGCTATGGTTCAATGCTTGAAGGGTTTGTCACGTCGCTTCCTAAGACGGTGAGCCTTGATCTGTTGGCTTCGACTGATGTCTATATGGGTACCCCTGATGGGGCGGGTGGTTGGCATGAAGGTCAGCACCGTGCGTGTTTCACCATGTGGGAGACAGATACTTTGCCTGAGTATTTTCTGCGTTGGCTGCCGAAGTACGACCAGATCATTGTCCCGTGTGAACATAACCGTGAGTTGTTTTCACGCCACCATGACAATGTAAGTGTTGTGCCGTTGGGTGTTGATCATCGGTTTTGGCGACCGATAGAAGTGGAACAGTCAGAAACTTTTCGGTTTCATGCTGGCGGATCGTTGTGGTTCCGTAAAGGTTTAGACATTGTGGTCAAAGCGTTCACAGCGTTGGGGTTGCCTAACAGCGAGTTGCATATCAAGGCAGCTCCTCACGCCCGTGATACTCCTGACCGGTTCCCACCGAATGTGATCATGCACCGCAATTGGATGACGATGGATACCCAGCGGGAATGGTTTAACAAGGCTGATTGTTTTATTGCTGTGTCCCGTGGCGAAGGGTTCGGGCTGATGCCTTTGCAAGCCATAGCGTCAGGTATCCCTACAATCCTCTCAGACAGCACAGGACAGTCCCAGTTCGCTCATTTAGCCTTTGGGGTAGTTCCGTGTGGCAAATCCAAAGCAGAGTCTGTGGGGCTGTGGGATGAACCAAATCAGGCCGTCCTTGAAGAACTGATGGTCGAGGCGTACAACAACCGAGAAGCAAACCGTATCCGTGCAGCCAGTCAAATCTCGGCAACCAAAACATTCTCATGGGCTAACGCCACCAAGAAACTCATAGCCACCCTGCCCAACGGTGAACTGCTAGACAACCCAACCCACATCCCAGCGACCGTGGTTATCCCCATGCAGGTACGTCGCAAAGTCAACGCCACCATCGGCAACAAACACTGGCTGATGACACCAGGTGAAACCTACGAAGTCCCCGAAGATGTCCATCGAGTCCTCACCGAATCAGGGGCTGCGGTTTAGTGTAAGATACCCCTGTTATGGCGCAACCAGCAGATCAAGATCTCATCATTACCCGTGGCGACACCGAAACGATTGTTGCCACCATTCAGGATGACACTGGCACAGCCATCAACATCACGGGTCGTACCTACCGCGCCCAGATCCGTTCTACGCAGGACTCCACCACAATCAGGGGTTCGTTTACTTGTACCGTCACTGATGGTGCTGCTGGTCAAGTCACTTGTGTGTTGTCAGCTGCCGACTCAGCCACGCTTTCACCAGGTTTGGCTTATTGGGATTTAGAAGAAAACGCCAGCGGTATTATCTCGACAATTCTTGCAGGTAGTGTCACGGTTCTTGCTGATGTGACGAGGTAGCAATGGCTACATTGAACATCACCGTTACTAAGTCATCTGAAACATTAGGCTTAATTACTTCTAATGTTGTAACTGTTGTCGGTTCTTCTGCTGCTGGACCACAAGGACCGACAGGTCCGACAGGCGCACAAGGAATCCAAGGAGTTACTGGTCCAACTGGTTCCACAGGTCCAACAGGTCCAACAGGTCCAACAGGTTCTACAGGGGCAGCTTCTACAGTCACAGGTCCCACTGGCGCAACTGGCGCAACTGGCGCACAAGGATCAATTGGACCTACAGGCTCCACAGGGTTGCAAGGAGTCACTGGACCGACAGGTCCGACAGGCGCACAAGGAGACATCGGACCTACAGGCGCACAAGGACCTACAGGCGCACAAGGTATCCAAGGTATCCAAGGGAACCAAGGTGTAACTGGACCAACAGGATCTACGGGTTCTACGGGTCCTGCCGGACCCACAGGTGCCACAGGTGCCGCTTCCACAGTTACTGGACCAACAGGTGCTACGGGTGCTACGGGTGCAGCAAGTACCGTCACGGGACCCACGGGTCCCACGGGTCCGCAGGGTCAGTCGTCAAGTTTCTACGACTACAGAATTGACACGAACACCACAAGCGGGAACCCTGGCACTGCCTTAATTGCGTATAACAATGCAACTCAAACTTCTGCGACACAGTTGCAAATCAACCATATCGATGTTGATGGTTTTGACATTGACTTGTTCCTTGGGCTGTTAAAACCAAACGACACTGTTTACATTCAAGACGCTGGCAACTCTGCGAACTTCCAAAAGTTCATTGTCAGTGGAACGATCACCGATCATGTGAATTCTTGGATTGATGTCCCTGTTACCTACTCCACTGGTGGCGGTACAGGCGCATCAGGGTTTGCAGACAACCTGCTCGTCCTTCTTGTCATAGCGAACATTGGTCCGACAGGACCCACGGGTGCGACAGGCGCGACAGGTGCTGCCTCTACAGTTACGGGACCTACTGGGGCAACAGGTGCGTCTGGCACCAACGGCACCAACGGCATAGATGGAGCAACAGGTCCAACAGGCCCTACAGGTGCAACTGGTTTGGATGGTGCGACAGGTCCAACTGGATCGCAAGGACCTACTGGCGCACAAGGCATCCAAGGAAATGCCGGTGCTACTGGGCCAACTGGCGCAACAGGGGCAGCCGCTTCTTTTTCTAACGCACAAACAATCAACGCCCAAACAGGGACAACATACAGTTTGGTTTCGGGTGACGCAGGGAAAATGGTTACTTTAAACAATGCGTCAGCAATCACCGTCACGGTTAATGCAACGACAGCATTATCTGCTGGTCAGGCTATTGACCTTCTACAAATAGGTGCGGGACAAGTAACGGTAGTTGCTTCTAGCGTAACGATGAATAGAACACCTGGTCCTAAGTTTCGTGATAGGTATTCAGCAGCAACACTGTTCTGTGTCGGCTCTAACGATTATGTGCTTATTGGCGATTTGAGTTCGTAATGCCAATTAGGCGTGGGTTTATTGCTTCGTCTGTTGCGTTGGCACCGACTGTTTCTTTATCGGCAGCAAGCAACTTTAACCAATCAATAGCGACGTTAAACGCAACCGTTAGCGCGAACTTGTACTCCACAACAGTTAAGTTTCAGTACAACACAACCAACAACTTTGCTTCATTCACCGAAGTCAACGCCGCCACTACACCGATTACTGGTCAAAGTGTTTCTTCATATGCCAACATAACTGGGCTGTCTGTAGGTACTACATACTATTTTCGTTGTGTCGCTACCAATGCTGCTGGCACAACCACTACATCTTCATCATCATTCACCACCTGGTCTTTGAAGACATACTTAAACACAACTGCTGGTTCTTGGTCGCTATCTATACCATCAGTTACCCCGACTGGTGGTTCTGCAATAGCCCCAACTATTTACGAAATGCTTTTGTACGGCGGTGGTGGTGGAGCGAACTATTCAGGTGGTGGCGGTGGCGGCTATCGCCTTGCTGCTAGTCACACATCGTCAACTACTGGCACACAAACAATTTCAGGTTCAGTAGGTGGCGGAGGTGCCGCAGGTAACGGTGGCGGTGGGACTGGTAGTGCAACCGCAGGTGGCAGCACAACATTAACTGTCGGTTCAACAACATGGACTGGTGGCGGCGGCGGAGCAGGACAGCACCCAGGTAGTTGCGGAGCGTCATGTGGTGGTCGTGGAGGTACTGTCGGTTCAGGAACCAACGGTGCGAACATCGGGGGTTGTACCACTTACGGTTACTACTATGTTTCCAGCCAAACCTTTATTTGCACAGCATCTGACAAAAACGGTTGTACTGCTGGTTATTTCCAAGATAACTATTCCTACGATTGTGGTTACTATGCCGGTGGTGGCGGCGGCGGTACTGACGGCGGTGGGGCTAATGCAGCTACACAAAACAGTGCTTCCCACGTCGGCGGTGCTGGCGGTACAGGTGGCGGGGCATACGGTCTTCGTGGTGGAAACGGTGGTGGCGGCCAAGGCACACAAGGAAACGGTGCAGCAGGTGGTTTCTCTGTCGGATCTGGGACAATCGTAGGTACAGGCGGGTCTGTATTCGGTGCGGGAACTGCTGGTGGTATTACATTTAAATACTACGGACCGTAACGAAGGAAAATCATGGAACAGTTCACATTAGACAAAATAAAAAACTACAAAATGTTTTATGTCTTAAAAAAAATTAAATCAACATCGCAAGAGATCGTTCTGCTACATAAGCAATCACAGGAGATGGTTGTTGTCGAAACAGAAAAGTATGATTTGTTTCAAGTCGGAGTTGACCAAGTTCTTGTTGCTTTTACAAACTTATTCCAACATAGCGGTAAACATAATTATGTTGCGTCTAACGGTTTGCAACAGGAAAACATTCTTCTGAACCCGTATGAACGAATCGTTGATTATTACAAGACAGACAGGGATGATGAACCTTCAGGGGTTTTTTTGTTTATGAATTCTTGTCCCGTCCTTTTGAAAGGACAAGATTGGCGGTGCGACAACGCATTGTTTGGTCCTCGTAAATTTTTTCCAGTCGGTCAAGAAGAAAAAGGGCTGATAGATGGTATAACAAAAATCAAAGTGTATGAACCGGTGTTAAGTATCAACGGGATTGGACATATTGTTTATTTCAAACACGAAGGCGATGACACGGGCATAAGATTTGACCACATCAATAACGCAGAACTTCCCCAGTCAGCGGAAACTCTTTCTGAAATGATTAAGTTGATTTTTGAATGGGCCAAGGTTTCTGAAGAACCTTTTAACAACACCGAGCAGATTTCAGCAAAAGCAAAACAATTTATAGATGGGTTTGGTATATCGGAAAGCATTATTGCTGGTCAGCCAGATATGCAAGTAATGAAATACTTGCAAGGTGATATGTCAGCACGAACCCGTACTCACGGGACATACCAAATTTCTGATGCGATAAACAGTTTGGTTATTGACAATATTCCGTATATGACCTTTAGTAAAATTGTTGAACTTAACCCAACGATTTTTGATCTTGAGGAATGTTTGGGAATAGAGACGCAATGGTTGAGGGAAGAATGGAACGAAGCATTGGTCACTCACAACATTGTTGAACCAAAAGAACACGGCGACGTTGATGGGGTATGCGAACATATTTTGAATACTTTTCCTGACAACCTAACTTTCCCTAAAATAGTCTTTGGGCTTCTAAGAAAAAAGAAAGAATTGTTGGAAGAAATACTTCAACGCAATTAGTTAGGAGGGGTTATGAAAATAGCGGTATATACGATCGCTAAGAACGAAGAACAGCACGTCGCACGATGGGCGGAATCCTGCAAGGAAGCCGACTACCGGTTTATTCTTGATACAGGATCGACAGACAATACCCGTCAAGCAGCTATAGACGCAGGTGTAGAAGTACAGTCGCGCCAGTTTGATCCGTGGCGATTCGACCATGCCCGCAACTTCTCCCTCGCCTGCCTACCCCACGACGTTGACATCTGCATCTCGCTAGACATGGACGAGGTACTGCAACCAGGGTGGAGAAAAGCCCTTGAAACATTCCTCAAAGAAAACCCAACCGTTAACCGACCCCGTTACAAATATGTATGGTCATGGAACTCAGATGGCTCCGAAGGATTAACCTATGCAGGCGACAAAATCCACAGTCGCAGTGACTACACATGGAAACATCCAGTCCATGAAGTCCTCAAACCTCTCAATGGAGAACGACAAGGATTCGTACCAGGATTAGAAATCCACCATCACCCTGACAGCACCAAGTCACGCTCCCAATACCTCCCCCTCCTGAAGATGGCAGTAGAGGAAGACCCTCGTGATGA